TGAAGTAACTGCTGACTTGCGGTTGCCACGAGTCTTGATAGTTCCACTTCGACTGACTCTGGAAGCTTGGCATCTGGAGCAGGAAGGGTAACACCCATCTGTTTTTCGATTTGCGAACGGTATTGGAATCCTAAATGCTGTGCCATGTGAGCTTGCAATGCCGCCATGATTTGATTGGCTTGAGGATTTTGACCGATAGTCTTGGTAACCACTGGGTCTGTCATAAATGCTTGATGCGCTGCAATATGTGCATCATGGTCTTGGTAGATAAATGCCTTCAAAGGCTTACCATTAACCGCATTCATATTCTCAGAAATAGGGTCAAGCGGCTCGGCATCTTCTTCCAATTTAACCAACTTGCTTGCATTTTTGATGCCAAGCACGTCCAACATCTGACGATGGAGGTAAGCCAAGTCATAGAGTTGGGGTGCTGTCTGCGCTAGTTGGATTACCGCTTGATATTGTACGACCTTCTGCGACATCGTAGCCGCATTCGGGTCAGACACGGGTATGACATCAACCAAGTCATAGTCCGATTTTTTAGCTTGCCTATCGCCTTCAACGGGTTCATAGCTGTAATCCTCTGGTGTGTAATCACGAATAATGATTTTTAAAAGTCGTAACTCTTGTTTGAGTGAGTAATGAACACGAGCTTGTACTGCGCTCATTACCTTAAGAGTACGTTCCAACATTGCCAAAGTTGTGCCTACTGGAGAGTTGGCTGACATATCAGCAACCTTCAAGTCGGCAGCATTAGCAAATCTGCGTCCTTCTTCAACAATTTTATCTAACAAAGTGGCAAGCACTTGGCTTGGTTCTTTGTATGGCAGAGTCATGATGTTGTCTTTGATAGTGCCTGACGGTACATCTACATCTCTAAACTCCGCTGGAGCAATCGGTGTATCGTCTCCCTTTACCCGCAGACCCCGTGTTTTAAAGCCACCCGGAAGGTTTGACAAAGTCCCTGCATCAACCAGTTGTCGGATAATAGAAGTGCCAGACTTAGCAAAAGCACCGACAAGATGAATAAGCCCAAAGCAATAAAAGCCAAAGCCCGGCACGTATCCATAATGGACAAAATGCTGTCTCTTAGAGTGGGTGTCGTCATCTGGATTCCAGTTCCTTCGGATTGAGAGTACGGTGCTGCTGCCTTTTTCAATCGTGACAACGTACGGCAACGCAATTCCTGTAGGTTCACCATTTTCATCCTTATGCTCATAGCCTTCTAAATCTAGGTCTACATGCATCTCCAATAACTTATAACGGTCATCGGTAGTTGCACGAAAGCCCATCTTCTCGGCAATTTTCTTTTCAACTTCGTCTAGCGTGTTGTCAGGCGCACCCAAGTCAACGTCTAAATAAAAGCCACCCACTTGCAGTTTTCGCAGTTCATTTTCTGTCTTACGCATCACGTGAGTTACACGTTCTGCGGACTCCAGACTAGATGCGCCATAAGGCACAACCATGTCTTCTGCTGGAATAAACATAGAGACTTGACGCTCTAAGTTCGGGTCGTAATAAACCTTTTTAAATGCGTTGCCTGAAAGTCCTAAACCCCAAAGCATCCGCTCTGTTTCAGGTCTGTATTCAGTCATCACATCTGTAATTTGGTAGTTCATGTCATCTTGAACACGAACTGCTGCCGCTTTTTTCTCAGGAGTTTCTTTGCCAATAATTTCAGTCTTCACTGGTCCGCTGGCTGGCAGGATTTCCATAACGGTTTCTGCTTGGAATTTCACCAAAGCTTCTGATAGGAGAGGGTGGTAAACACCGCAAGAACCGGGCCAAGGGTCGGTACGTTCTTCAATTTTCATACCTAGAAGTTCTAGACCATCCACATAGGTTTGCATCCAATCCCTACGTGCGCCTACGTCTTCTTCATAATCACCAATCAAATCACCCGCAATAGAAGCAAGAGTGCCAGAGTCAATATACTCGGCTAAGTTGTCGTTAAAGCCTTCTTCCTCTACATCAAGGTCAAGCTCAACTCCATTAATGGAGACCGACTCTGGGTCTTCAATTTCAATTTCAATATCTGCTGGCTCTTCGGCAGCTAATGCATCTAAACCTTTTGGGGCTTGGTATAGGCTTTTATCAATCATATCTATCCTTAGTAATACACTACCTTACGTTTAAACGTTAAAGGCTCATCTGGTTCATCGGTTTCGAGCCTAATAAATCCGCCCTGTCTAAATCTTAATAAAGCCTGACTCGTTGAGTCTACTAAGTCATCGTGCTCTCCATTTGGAAAGGAAGCGCATTCTTCCATGACTTCTTCAGCCCATCGAGTGTCTGGACACCATACCAAACCAGAAGCAAAAAGGTCGGATATTGCGTTTACACGGGCTATCTTATCACTTCCTTTACTTGGTGTATATTCAGAAATAGGGATACCCATGCGTCTCATTTCATAAATGAGAGGAGCACCTGCCGCCTTTTTTTCTACGATGCAGGTATCGGGGTTCCATTCTCTAAACTGTTGCATTGCTTTTGCCTTTAATTCTGGGAATTCCATCCGCTCTTTGATGGCTTCCAAAAGGATAATATTGGCTACCGCATTGCCTTGTTGGTCTGGATGATAGAAGATTCCCCAAGTCGTGCAAGCTGAGAAGTCGGCACGGTTATTCTTTTCAAAAGCGGTATCCCAAGACTGAATGACATAGTCACACTGCGGTGGATATTCTGATTCCCATATCTTCCAGTTCTCCCGTTTAATGATTGCGCCCTCTTCTGAGGTAGGATTTTGCTGGTACTGGGCTTCCCATTTACTGACTGGGAGTTCAGTTTTGATTGCTTCAAGTTCTTTTTGACTCCAAAATTCGGGCCATAAGGGTTTTCCAGAAGGCATCAGGGCAGGAAATTCAATCACTTCCCAAGGGTCTCCGCCCCTTCTTGCCTCGTTCATAATGATTTGCCCAGTCAAATCTCTTTTTGACCAGCGTGTCATTACAATAATAATTGCGCCACCCGGTTGCAGACGCTGGCGAGGACCAGAGTTGTACCATTCATACACTCTGTCATAGACATTAGCTGTGCCTTGCATAGCTTCTTGCTCAGAATGCGGGTCATCAATGATTAAAAGGTCAGCACCTTTACCAGTAACCGCTCCCCCCACACCGATAGCAAAGTAATCACCGCCCTTATTGGTGTTCCAGCGACCCGCTGCTTTACTATCTGACGATAGTTTTGTAGGAAAAATAGCTTGATATTCAGGTGTAGCTACCAGATTTCGGACTTTACGACCAAATCCCACTGCCAGTTCTGCTGTGTGGGCAGTCTCAATAATCTTCTTTTCAGGGAATTTGCCTAAAAACCAAGCAGGAAGAAGGAAAGAAGCAAACTCAGACTTGGTGTGGCGGGGAGGCATATTGATAATTAGCCGTTTTAAAGTGCCATCTGCTACCCGCTCAAAGGCTTCTGCCATGTCTCGATGATGTTTTCCCGCTATAAACCCGCCCCACATTTCCTTTACAAACGGTAGGAAGTTGTTCCGACAGCGCTCCCGCTTGTCTTCTGCAAAAAGAAATTTTATTTTTGCTATATCTGCATGTCCTTCAGGCAGAACAGCTAAGGCATTGAGATACCTTTGGATTTCCTCAGAAGTGAGTAAAGACATTAGAGCTTGACGATAGTGTCTACTGAGTTATCGATAACCTTCATAGAACGAACCATGTGTGGCTTAATCTGTAAAAGACCACTTTCCCGCAGGTTATGTACGTGCCTATGAATATTAGACTTGCTCTTCATGTTTAAACCCTGAGCAATCTCCGCATAGGATGGGGGAAAGCCTTTCATCTTAATAAAGGTGTTAATGAAGTCGAGTACTTTTTTACGTTTTTCAGTCATTTCATTGCCTCAGTCAATTTCTTAAGGGATTCAATAATGGCTTGGAGTTTCTGACGTTCAGCCATATCCCGCATTTCTGCGTGTATAGCCATAAGGCTTAATGTGATGTTTTTGAGCTTACTCTTTGGCAAAATATATATACCCCTATAAGAACAGAATAGAAACGTTACTAGGGGGTATTCTATACGAACGTTTAAACCTTGTGTAGGAAAAATTGATATAGGGGTGGGGGGAGCAAATTTGGCGGCTAATACTCGTTAAGTGGAAGGCAGAAAAAACCCTAACTTGCCGCATCCTTTGATGTCTGCCTAACCTCCCCCCGCAGATGTTTCACGTGGAACATAGTATAACGAACGTTCTCATTAGTCATAGTTGTGTGGGATTATTTGCAAAATAGAGTGTATAGGTAGCGCCATACGTCATGCCCATAGGCTTGGGTAGGGGAGTGGTGGGTGTCGCAGAACGACCATCAATGGTGTTTTGAAATTCCTGATTTGCCATCGAGTAGTGCAAGTGATGACTCCAGTTCTTTCTTCAATTGCTCTGTGCTTATCTCTTCTACCTTGGTCTCTACCTTGTCAGTGAACATACCGACTGCTCGTCCCATTAGTTCTAAACTCTTGAGACGGTTAGACAGTTGCGCCTCTTCGTTCTGTGCATGCTTAAACAGTTCGCTCATGACGTGACGTTTAGTCGCTATGGCATCGTTGACAATATTTTCTTTGACAGTCTCCCAAACAGACTCCAGTAACTGAGTGATTCGACTGTCCTTCAATAATTCGTTCGCACTACTGATAATCGTTGACTCTGCACTGTTTGAACAATCGTATGCTTTACGGTATGCATCCTTCGGAGACAGACCCTGTGCGATGTTGCTGACGAATGCTTGCATCTTCGGAGTGATTCTCTTCTCTTTCCCTTGTGCATTCATTAACTCTTCTTTCTTTACACCATGAGGTAATCCATTCTTCTTTCTCTTTACCTCTACCTTGTCCACTGCTGACCGCATGTCTTCGACATTGTTGCCCTCGTGCGTTGTACTAACACCGTTCGCATCCAAGAGGCTATCGCTTAGACCAAGTTCATTAATAAAGTTTTCTCTGCTCTTCATTGTGTTTATCTCCATCGTTTACCAGTGATACGTTGCATGACATTGTGATTGTTTAAACAACCTATTGCAATGATGTTCGTACTCTGTTCGTAACATGTTCGCAACAAGGCTCTGAGCATCATCAGTGACTGGATGTGAATCGATAAGTTCTCTTCGTTTATCTCTTCTCTATCTCTCTCTACATTCATTCAATCCGCAGTCTGTTTTGCTACGCAATTCGTCCCCGATTTTTGTCTTAATTTCGGTGGCTCATTTGGTGAGCTTCTGCCCTGTTATGTTTAAACGTGATTACCTGTTAACGACACACATTCGTGGGTCATTAACAGACCTAATTGTTTAAACGTTGAGGCTTTCCAGCGGGTAAACGTGTCTTTTTTGCACGTTCGTAAGTTATTGATTTGATTAGGAATTCACCGAGGACTGGTGCTCTTTAAAAAAAGATTCCCCCATCTGTTTAAACATGTGCTATCGTTGAGTCTCTTTCGGTGCTAGTACAGATTGAAAGTTGCAGTAAAACGGTGAGTAACCACCGACACATGCGAGCCGAGAGTGTGGATAAATAAATGCGGTAGTCGCTGATACCAGTCAGACTCTAAACGAGGGTAGTCAATATGAGGACTTAAAACTCTACGTCAAAGGCTAGTAGGCTCTGCTCCCCGATGGGATTAAGCAACCGAACGAGATGCGAGACGAGGACTGTGACTCACGAGACCGACTAATCGTGACGAGTTGACTCTAGTCCGTAGCGATACGTTGTTCTTTCCGATGTGCGACACCGAGAGCATCAATAAATAAATGCGGTTATACGTGCGATAGCAGAGCGTAGAAAAATAAATGGCTCTTAACGAGATTTAATCTCATGCCTCATTGCATACCAGTGAGGCAGAGGATGCAATCTCGCATCATTACATGGAGGCTCAATCATGGCAGTTGCAAACTCAAAAGCACGTGACCTCGTGCAGAATCAAACCCCATTCAAAGGGTCTAACACTTTCGCTGAGGTAATCAGTGGAATCTACGTAGTGTTCTCATACGGTTATCACTTTCCACTGTTCGCATGTGTAAACGGTAAGTGGTATGAGAACGGTGACAAGTACTCACCTAGCACCAGTAAACAGAAGTCGCAGTTGCACCCATTGTGTGAGACAGAAGTACTCGACACAAATTCAATCAAACTCATCTATCGATAGGAGGCTTTATGAGTAAATTTTTTGAGCACGTTGTGCTCGTGCTATCACTCGTTGCGTTCGTATTGTTCGTGTTCGTATTCATACTGGACTGGACAGGCGGTTGCGGTGAGGCTTTTGAATATGCGAACGGTACATTGCATCAAGGTGAATGCATCGGACGTGATTTGTTTTTCTCAATCTTTTGGAGGATTTTTCAATGACTACTACACGTGAAGAATGGTTGAATCAAGCAGTAGACGAGTTGCGCCCAGTGTTCGATGCGAGTGGCTTTCCGCTCCCCGCCAACATCAGGGTGACATGCGGTTTCCCATCCCGACATGCTCGTTCCCTTAATCGTGCCATCGGTGAGCACTGGTCTGACAAGGCATCGTCTGACGGTTTCCACGAGATTCTCATCTCACCAGTGGAGGCTGACCCTTTCGAGGTGTTCGGCATTCTCGTGCACGAGTTGTCTCACAGTGCTACTGACGGTGACGGTCATCGTGGTCGCTTTCCGCACTGCGTTCGTAGGCTTGGACTTGAGGGCAAACCAACATCGACCAAGGTCGGTCAGGTCTTTCGCACTCAGTTCGGTGCGTTGGTTGAATCACTCGGTGCGTACCCACATGCTCGTTTAAACGTG